GTGTATAAGAGACAGATTATAAATACTATAGTATCATTAGTTACAATACCATATTACTAAAGGGAGTTACTTAAGTATGTTCTATAGATGTTACGTATGTGATATTACTAATGATCTTACCTTGTCACACGACCATACGGAAGCAGAGAGGTATGTTGACAAACGAAGAAGCTCACGATATAAAAACTCAATCTCATTCACTAAGACACCCAATGGCTACATATGCCACAACTGCAAGAAACATCATGATCTAACACTGAAAGGATATGATGATGTACAACCCAAAAGGAAAGAGAGCACTTAACCAAGGCGCTTGTCCACACTGCAAGAGTAGTGACGCATGGACTGAGTACGATGATGGTTTCTTTTGTTTCTCTTGTGAGGCTAGCGAGCGTAAGAAAATGGAACAACCAAAGATTGACCTCTCTGTCCTAGAAACCAAGGTAATCCCTACTCGTGGCCTAGTCGAGTATGCACTACGTAAGTACAACGTGAAGACTGAGGTTAACAACGATGAACCAGTCCGTACACTCTTCACTTACCCCAATGGTGCCGTAAAGGTACGAGACTGGAACGAGAAGAAGTTCTACGTGCATGGTCCTATGGTTTCTGCTGGACTGTTTGGTAAGGATAAGTTTGATGCAGGATGTACTGACACTGTAGTCATCACTGAGGGTGAGTACGATGCAGTAGCATTCTATCAGGCACTAGGTGGTAAGGCTGCTGTTGTATCAGTACAGAGTTCCTCTACTGCAAAGCGTGACTGCAAGAATGACTTTGACTTCCTCAACTCATTCGACAAGGTTGTCCTAGCCTTTGACAATGATGATCCCGGTAGGGAAGCCAAGGCTAAGGTAGCTTCAATGTTTGATCCTAAGAAGCTACTCACTGTTAAGTTCACACAGTTCAAGGATGCTAATGACTACGTAAAGCATGGTAAGGAACATGACCTGTACCAGCTATGGGAGAATGCCTCTAGGGAGACACCAGACGGTATCATCCACAGCTTCAGGGACATTGAGGAAGCACTAAACGAACACAAGCAACACAAACTAGCCTCATACCCATTTGACTGCCTAGAGAACTCACTATTCGGTTTACACAAGGGTGAACTAGTGCTATTCAAGGGTATGGAAGGCATCGGTAAGACTGAAATCTTCAGGGCTATGGAGTACCATGCACTCAAGACAACAACTGAGAACATTGGTATCATCCGCCTAGAGGAAACACTTGGTGACACCATCCGTGGCCTAGCCACGTACCATCTACAGGCTCCAGCCATGATGGAGAACTCAGGTGTGTCTAACCAAGATGTAATGAATGCATACCGTGACATTGTAAAAGGAAAAGACGATAGACTATTCATCCAGTCTGGTTTTGATAGTGATGATCCCGATACTATTCTTGGGAACATTCGTTTTCTGGTTAGTGGTTGCGACTGTCGTATCATCTTTCTGGACCACCTTAGTATGCTTGTTACGGGTCTTGAGGATGATGACGAACGTAAGAAGCTAGACTATGTGGTTACTCAGCTAAAGAAGATGGCTATCCAACTAGGGTTCTGCCTTGTTACCATCATGCACGTAAACGACAATGGTCAGACACGAAGCTCTCGTTATCCTCCAAAGATTTCTAACACAGTAGTCCACATGGAGCGTAACATTCGTCATCCTGACCCATTTGAACGTAAGAAACTATCCTTTATTGTAGAGAAGGGACGTGGACAGGGTGCAAAGACAGGCCCAGTTGGTTCAGTCTACTATGACAATGACACCACATTCACTCTGCAAGAACTAAAGTCTGGTGAAGACGTAGATCAGGATACACTAGAAGGACTATAACAATGAACAACTACCTAGTCATCGACATTGAGTGTGACTCACTTACACCCAGTGTCATCTGGGTAGCCGTCACAAAGGATGTACAGACAGGTGAAGAAAGGACATGGATTACACCTCATGAAACCAATACTGAGAAGTTTGTTGACTACATACGTGGTTACACTCTTGTTGGGCATAACATCATTGGCTTTGATCTTCCTGTTCTCAATCGCCTTTGCAATGCTCAGTACGAGTTGGGCAGGTGCATTGACACTCTTGTTCTTAGCCGCCTTGCTAATAGCTGGAAGTATAGTAGCCATTCGCTGGATAACTGGGGACTTCGACTGAACTTTCCAAAAGGAGACTTCAGTGACTTCTCTTGTCTCACAAAAGAGATGGTTGACTACTGTAAGCAGGACGTACGGTTGACAACTAGAGTATTTGAGACTATACACAAGTACTACATATCCAAGGGACGGTATGACAAGGCCATACGGCTTGAGCATGACTCAGCCATCCTATGTGAAGAGATGAAGGCTAATGGGTTTCACTTTGAAACAGCAAGAGCAAAGGAACTACACAAGGAGATATGTGACAAACTAGAGGAACTAAACCAAGCTATTCAGAATGACTTCAAACCAAAGCCAGTGCTCGTCAAGGAGATTACTCCCTCGTTAACAGCTAAGGGTACAATATCAAAGAAGGACTTCAGGTTTCTGGATGGAGAACCAGAGGACTATGGGTTCTGTGCTGATGCACCCTTTAGTAGATTTGAGTGGGCTGAGTTTAATCCGGGTAGTCCAAAACAACGTATTGAAGTTTTGAATGCCTGTGGATGGAAGCCAAGGGAGAAGACTGATGGGTACATCAAGGCTGAACGTGAGAACAATGAGGAAAGACTGGAGCACTTCAAAGTCTATGGATGGAAGACTTCAGAGACTAACCTTGCAACCTTGCCAGCACATGCTCCAGAAGGAGCTAGGAAGCTCGTACAGTGGATTACCCTAGACTCACGTAGGTCAACACTAGAGGAATGGTTAAATGCAGTGGACGAAACTGACAACCGCATTAGAGGGAATTTTAAGCACATTGGCTCGTGGACTCACCGTAAGTCCCATAGTGGTCCGAACATGGCTAATATTCCTTCCAGTGTTTATCCACCGAAAGATAGAGAGCCTACACCTGTTGAGTCCATAAACATTACGTATAACGGTCTAATGCGTTCTTTATGGAGCGTACCAAAAGATAGACTGTTAGTTGGTACAGACGCAGAGGGTATACAGCTAAGAGTGCTGGCTCACTACATCGACAATGAGGAGTACACAGAGGCCATCGTCAATGGGAAAAAGGAAGACGAAACAGACATACACAATGTCAACAAAAGAGCACTTGGCCTTGACCACATCACTAGAGACGATGCAAAAACATTTATCTACGCTTGGCTACTCGGAGCAGGAACAGCAAAGATTGCTCACATACTACGAACGAATAATGACAGAGCAGCTAAAGCAATGAATAGTTTCTTGTCATCTATTGACGGCCTGTCCAAACTGAAGTATGGTATTATACCTAATGATGCCCAGAGGGGCTACTTCATAGGGCTTGACGACAGAGTAGTTAAGTGCGATAGTGAACACCTCATGCTCGCAGGATACCTACAGAATGGTGAATCAGTAATCATGAAGTGGGCTAATCGTATATGGTATAACCGTCTCAAGAAGGAGAAGATATGGTTCAGACAAGTTAACGATGTACACGACGAATGGCAGACAGAGGTAGAACACTGTCTTGAAACTGCCAAGTACGTTGCTTATGTACAACGACAGGCTATCCGCCAAGCTGGTGAAGAACTAGAAGTTAAGTGTAGGCTTGACGGTAGCAGCGAAATAGGTTACAACTGGTTAGAAACACACTAAGGTTAAAGGAAAGACGAAATGGCAACGAATTATCATAAGATCAAGGGTAAACTCAAGTGGTGTCAGAACCTCTTTGAACCTGATGATTTTCGTGGTAGCCGTAACTACAAGGTGAATATGTACGACATTGACGAAAAGGTGTGGAAGAACTCTGGTGTACAGACACGCCCTCGTGAGGACAAAGAGGGTGACGTTATGTACACACTCAAGCGTCCTACTCGTAAGATGATTAAGGAAGACCTTATTGAGTTTGACCCACCAGAGGTAGTCATGGAGAATGGTGAGTCCCTAGAGGGTAAGATCATCGGTAATGGCTCTGAGGCTATCGTAGAGTTCATCACCTATGACACTTCAATGGGTATGGGCCATCGCTTCAACAAGGTGATTATCACTAACCTAGTTGAGTACGTTAAGCCTACTGCTGAAGAAAACCCACTAGACTAAACAACAAGAGGCTAACATGAGCAAGCAAATCGAAACACTGGTGGATGACATCTACGGACTCTTCGGTTCAGAGAAGGAGTTTGATAGCTACCTTTCTGATCGGTTTGGCCTCATGTTGGCCCAGACAGTACAGTCACGTATTGGTGCACAAAACAAGGAAGGCAAGGGAACACTACGCATGTCTAACATGGGTACTCCTTGCCTTCGTAAACTCTGGTATCATGTCAACATGGACATTGAACATGCTGAACCACTGCCACCGTATGCCCGTGTAAAGTTCCTATATGGTGACATCCTAGAAGAGCTTCTCTTGTATCTGGCTGCTGAAGCAGGACACTCTGTGGAAGGTACGCAGGATGAGCTAGAGATTAATGGTATTAAGGGTCATCGTGACGCAGTGATTGATGGTGTAGTTGTTGACGTTAAGAGTGCCTCTACATATTCATTCCAGAAGTTCAAGAACCACCTGACAAAGGAAGAGGATGCCTTTGGGTACATTCCTCAGTTGATGCAGTACCTATGGGCATCCCAGAATGATCCCCTTGTAACAGACAAGAACCGTGCTGCCTTCCTAGCCATAGACAAAACTCTTGGTCACATTTGTCTTGACATACATGAGGCAGATGGTGTTAACTATGATAACTATGTTAACTTCACTAGGGACGCTATCAACTCACCTAACATACCTGACAGGCTGTTCATTGATGAACCAGACGGTAAGTCAGGTAACATGAAGCTATGTACTCAGTGTTCCTACTGTGACTGGAAGAAGAAGTGCTGGCCTAGCCTACAAACTTACATCTACAGCACTGGACCTAAGTATTTGACTAAAGTAGTACGAGAACCAAATGTCCCGAAAGGATAGACAATGGACACACTAAAGCCTCATCATAAGTACAGCCTATGGGCAAAGTCATACGCATGGGAAGGTATGTACGATTCTGAGTTTATCTCCTCTCATTGCACAGAGAGAGCAGCTTGGGCCAATGCTCCTATGGATGATGACCAGTACACCTTTGAAGTAGAGAAGATTAACTGGAGAGACCTAAAGCGAGTTTTAGGGGTAAAGAATAAACAACAAGTGTGCGAGTACTTTAGGGAAGATGCCAAAGAAGCGTAAAGTACCACAGAAGATACAGGGAAAGAAGGTACGTAGTGCATTTGAGTACGAAGTATGGAAGGGTATCCAAGCCTTTCTACCTAACAAGAAAGCCAAGGCATACTACGAACCAGAGAAGCTAACCTACACTATCACATCTGAGTACATCCCTGACTTTGTTATTGAACGTAAGGATGGTACAAAGATGTACATAGAAGCCAAGGGACTAGGAAGGGCATTCGACTACGCAACACGTAAGAAGATGATTGCCATTAAGGAACAGTATCCAGAGTTAGATATACGTATTGTATTCTACAAAGATGGTCCTATATCTAAGGGAGCTAAGATGAGAGCTAGCGACTGGGCTACCAAGTACAACTACAAATTTTCTATTGGAACAGTACCAAAGGAATGGTTCGACAATGACTGATGATAAGACAGACCGTGTAATCTCTATGGCAGAGTTTAAGAGTTCTCTTAAGGAAGACGAACAGGAGAACATTAACTTTGTCATGGACCAGATTGATGATATGGACAACAAGAAAGCAGTAATCTCTATTGTCATTACTGAGGATGGTTATAGGTTCTTCAGCAGTACTGGTGACCATCGTGAGATTTTATTCGGTTGTGAAGCACTAAAGACATTTGTACTAAAGGACATCCTAGATGGCTAAGACTCATTTGATTATCCCAGATAGTCATGCACACCCTAATCACCACAACAAAAGGGCAGAATACCTTGGACATCTCATTAATGACATTAAGCCTGATGTTGTTATTAACATTGGGGATACTGCTGATATGCCTAGCCTTAGTTCCTATGATAAGGGGACGAAGGGATTCATAGGCCGTAACTACAAGAAGGACGTAGAGGTAGCAGTAGACTTTGAGGATCGTGTGTGGTCCACTGTTAAGAAACAGAAGAAGCGCCTACCACTACGGATTAAGCTACATGGAAACCACGAACAACGAATCGTTAAGGCAA